ATGGGTAAACCTGGTAAGTCTATGAAGAAGGAACTTACTAAGACAACTGGTAGCTACAAGAAGCCTACAACACCTCCGACTAAGACGCAGAACATCCCAGAGGTGACTGTATCTGTAACTAGAAAGACGACTGGTGTTAAGCCTGTACCTACAACTCCTGCAAAGGAAAAGGGTGAGGTAGACAAGAATGTATATATCATTCGTGATCCACAGAACGAGTATGCCTACCGAGAAGTTAAGAGAGGCACAAAGGGTGCGCAAGCATTGAATCCAAGTCGATACGAAAAGATGAAGGGTGGAATCGGCCCGATGAAGAATAATTAACAATAAAATGTTAACAGAGCCCCTAATTTTCGAGTTAGGGGCTTTTTAGTGCTGCTTAGTGTCGCATAATGTCGCACTAGTGCTGCATTAGTGCTGCACGAAAATACTCTGTATCCCTTGCTATTACTGACTTTTTACTCTTTTTTTATTATTTAGTGTAGTAGAAAGATCAAATCAAAATTAAAATAAAAAAAAAGTAATAAAAGAGGGTATAGTGCCCTAGTATTTTTTTTTATTTGAAAAAATCTCAAAAGTGCTCCGTGCGACACTAAAAACACTTAACTATCTGACTATCAATCTTTTAAGCGAAAAATGTGCGACATTTTTGCGACACTAGTCCTACACTAAGCTACACTAGATCGCTAAAAGCCGCATAAACATTAAGTTTCTTGCGACACTAATAAAAATAGTTTGTATATTTGGCATATGAAAGTAGGGAGTAGGGTTTTATGTACGGACTCGTCGATCAAGGCGAGCGAGATATTTATGGTTAGCAGGGTTTACAGCATGTGGGTAGACAAGGGGTCGGAGTACACGATAAGGGAGGTGCTTGACAACGACGGCATCGTGACGGGTGTGCTGTTGGACGAGGTGATCAACGATCCCATACCACAGGAGCTGTTGGGCGGACGGTTCCAAGAGCCAGCGTTTCGTGTCACGCGCTTCCAGGAGCTGCACGAGGACATGGCTGAAAGCATCAAGGAGGAGTACGTATGTCAGAACTAAGGAGACTACTAACGCAAGACGTCATCAGTGCCATGTGCACGATATCAACGACCGAGTCGTTGCTTAATATCTTGACGGACTCCATCGATGCATACAAGGTTAGCAATAACAGCGAGGAGTTTAGCTTCCTGATGGATAAGATGGACTACATGTTCGAGAAATCTGAGCGCACCATCATGGACGACACGCAGAAGGAGATCCGAGAGCGTGTAAACAACGAGTCGCACCAGTCGGAGCTATGGAGACAGGCCGTTATATCGGCAACAAACTCCAAGCACCCTGACCCGATAACATTTGCCGACAAGGTTTTATCCAGTTATAATGAAAAATTTACTATATTCGCATAAAAATTAAATAAAATGGTAGTAAAACAGATCCTATTCGACGAGTCGGGTAGAGAGAAATTAAAGAGTGGCATCCGCACGATATCTAAGGCGGTCGGATCGACGCTCGGACCGTGTGGTAACACGGTGCTAATGGAGTCGGAGAACCACGTAGGCGGTATCACCGTTACGAAGGACGGTGTGAGCGTTGCCAAGGGCATCAACCTTATGGATCCAGTGGAGAACCTTGCGGTGCAGCTTGTAAGACAGGCAGCCTCACAGACTGCTATCCAGGCTGGAGATGGGACGACGACATCCGTCGTGCTTACCGAGGCGATCATAAACGCGGCCGAGACGCACATCTCTGATAAGAACAACCTTACGGAGGTGCTAAGACACGTCGGGGTCATCGCAGGTAAGATGGACGCCAACCTTGTGAAGGCATCCAAGCAAGTTTCTGGCAAGAGGCTGCTAGATGTTGCTACAATCTCGTCGAACAACGACCCAGTACTCGGTAAGCTCATCGCTGACACCTACGCACAGGTGTCTCACGTGACCGTAGAGAACTCCAAGACCACCAAGACATATACTGAAGTGGTTAACGGGATTAAAGTCGACAGGGGCTTCTCTAGTCGCTTCTTCGTTAACGACATCAAGAAGAACGAGTGCGTGTTAAACAACCCGTACATCCTAATAACTAACCAGGAGATCACCAACCTGGAGCACATGGTGGGCGTGTTAGGTCCTATCATCGAGAGGGGCGAGTCGTTGATGATCATAGGCCAGCTTAACTTGGCGACCATGGGCACGCTGAACAAGAACGTGTACGAGGGACGCATCAAGGCGTGTAACATCATCCCTCCGAGCATGGGCTACCGTCAGGACGAGTTGATGACAGACCTTGCCATCGCTCTTGGTGGACACTTCTTCTCGACTACTACTGGTGATAACATCGCCAACGTAAGACTAGAGGACCTAGGGCGTGCGTCCAAGGTGATCGTTGGGATGGACAAGGCCATCATCGTGCCTATGGCTGACGACAACGAGGCGCTGAAGTCTCACGTGTCTGACCTAGCCGCAAGTATACAAGACAAGACGGACCAGGAGGACATCGAGTTTACTCGTGAGCGTATCGCTAACATCTCTGGAGGCGTTGGCGTGATCTATGTCGGGGCTAACTCTGACATCGAGCAGAAGGAGCTGAAGGATAGAACGGACGACGCTGTGTTGGCCGTGAAGGCTGCCTTAGAGGAGGGTGTACTTCCAGGTGGAGGCATCGCGCTAATGAACTCAAGCAAGAACTGGCTAGAGATTGGCACTAACGTAGACTACGACTCTGCTGCATATATCATGCACGACGCAGTTATCGTGCCATTCGCTACGATCATTCGTAACGCTGGACGTGACCACATCGAGATAGGCATCAAGCTTGACGAGAGCACCACGTCTAACTACGGGTACGACGTAAAGAACGACAGGTTTGGAGATATGCTCAAGATGGGTATAATTGATCCTACGAAGGTTACACGCACAGCGTTAAAGAACGCCGTGTCTGTGGCCACCACGATACTTAGCACGAACGCAATCATTACAAATATCAGAGACTATGAAGGTTCTAAGTAAGTACATACTTGTAACTGAGATAGTTGCAAAGGAGACAACGGCTGCCAGCGGATTATTTAATACCGCAACTGCCGTGGAGAACATGAGATACCAGGAGGCCGTCGTGGTCATGCCTGGGTCTGATGTCGAGAGCGTGAAGGCTGGGGAGACTGTTGTGTACGATCGTGCGCAGGGTCACCACGTCACTATCGATAATATAACGTACAGGGTCATTCTAGAACGAGACGTTGCTGTCGTGCTCTGATTTCTGAGTTAAAGTTTAGTATGGCTATTGCCATTACCTTGTCTGCATACTTTCCGTCGGGTCTCATTATAGGGTTCCGACGGATAGAGACAGGGATAGGCTCCTGGTAGTTCATCTTCTTATATATGCTGTTGATCATCTTCTTTGCGGAGCTGGTCATCTCGTACATACGGGCCTCCTTCCAGGCTGGCTTTCGCCACACGTGTACGAACCCCTTATCCTTTAGAGTCTTGAACCTTGCGCGATCCCACGACATTATGTTGCAGAACTCTAGGAACTTTGTGTAGTTGAACAGGCGCTCTGAGTATAGGAAGAACAGTATGTCGAGCTCTGGTGGTGTAACGTTGTAACGCTTCGTTGCCCAGTACCTTATGACCCTCCAGTGCTTCATGTAGTCGTTCTCTGGTGACGTTCTGTACTGTATGATATACTTCTTACGATCAGCTATCCTTATCTTCTTCTTATTTATTTCCATGTAAACAAATTTATAAAAAAATTTCTTAACTTTGTACTATGATCAAAGAAAAAAAGACGGGCGAATCTTACGGAAGTAAGGAAGCTGAGATGAAGCACGAGAAGTCTGAAGGAAAGATGGAGCGCATGCAGGAGTACGGAAGTGCTAAGGGCAAGCGTGACATGGGGTTCTGTAAGGGCAAGCGTAAGTAACATGCAGGTCATAAGGTCTCACAAGGGTCTTGGCGACACTGTCGAGTTCTTGTTACAAAAGACTGGTATTGCATACGCGGTTAAGATGGCAGCTAGTTCGGTTGGAATAACTGACTGCGGATGCGATGAAAGAAGGGACGCACTTAACGAGTCGTCTATAAGTAAGATATTATATAAAAATAAGTAAAATGGCAATAGATTTAAGGGACGATAAGTTATCCGTACTAGATGAGGGTTCAACTATAAACCCAATAGCGTCTAGTATTAACTTTGCTGGTGCAGGCGTAAGTGTTGCTAGTGTAGGAGATGGTGTTACTGTTACAATCCCAGGTGGTTCAGGTGGTGTCACCGCAGTGACAGGAGTATCTCCAGTTGCATCATCTGGAGGACTTACTCCAGCTATTAGTATGCCAGCAGCGACTGGAAGTGTTGATGGTTACCTAACATCTGCCAACTGGACAACGTTCAATAACTCACTACAAAAGAATGTAAACACCACGTATACAACCAATGCAATCACGGCTGTAACGGCTGCTGAGTATGCGGCATTAACGCCAGTTGCAACTACCATCTATTTTGTTGTGTAATGAAGATAGGACTAACTAATATAGTAAGTTGTAAGATTGGTAGTACCCAGGTAAATAGGGTGTACATTGGTAGCACCCTTATATGGAGCTACTCAGCATTTGATCCAGACGCACAGTTGTTCATTACAAATGCAGGTATAACTGATACAACACAACAATCTGCAATAAATACTTTAGTTGTTTCTCTTAAAGGAAACAACATTTGGACAAAGATGAAGGCAATCTATCCATTCGTTGGAGGGACTGCATCTCAACACAAATTTAATCTTAAGACTCCGATTGATAGTGATAGTGCATATAGGCTTGTATTTAACGGAGGATGGGTACATTCTTCGACAGGCGCATTGCCAAATGGTGTTAATTCTTGGGCGAATACATTTTTGGCGCCATCATTGAATTTAACAAATAATAATTACCATATAAGCCATTACTCAAGAACGCAGCAAACAAACACTAATGCAGTAGATGTTGGTGTTTTGCAAGAGCCAATTATGATTGCCATAGACCAATATTACTCAGCGGTATCAGCAAAAGCATTTGTTGCTGGTGACTATATTTCAAATGTAATTCTTCAAAATAATACAAATACAAAAGGTTTGTTAGTTGGTTCAAGAACAAGTAATGTGAACGCAAAAATGTTCTTTAACGGAACGCAAAATGGAGCTACTTTAACAGTTAATAATACAAATGCATTACCATCATTTAATTTTTACATTAGCGCATTGAATCATGTAACTGCTGGTGGCGCATTAGATTTTTCTGCAAAAGAAACTGCATTTACTTCAATTGGAGATGGATTAACTGATATAGAAGCAGCTAACTACTACACTGCCGTACAGACTTTCCAAACTAGTTTATCTCGCCAAGTAATTTGATTATATGTCTGAATTGTTGTATATTTGTAATATGAAAAAACAATGGTCAACAATGACGCCTTTAAATGCTGAATATATATTAAGCAATTATGGTAAAAAAACTGTACAACAGATTGCTACTGATTTAAACGCTACAACGGACAGGGTTAGAAGAGTGTTAAAAATGCAAGGAGTTCAAATGATGGGTAAATCTGCGTTATATGCAAGTATAAAAGAATTAAAATTTGAATATGAAGACAGTCTTTGTAATGATTATATAAATGGAGAATCTCAGACGGAGTTAGCTAAAAAATATAATATAGGTAATGAAAAAGTTATTTTAATATTAGACAGAAATAATGTTAATAGATTAGTTGGAAGAGGAAGTGGAACTGTTTTAGCGTGGGCAAATGGAAAGAGAAAAGCTACTGGAAGAAATAAAGGAGGAACTACTGACATACACAACGCTCTGTTTAACAGATGGAAGAACAATGCTAAATTAAGAAATTATCCATTTGAAGTGTCAATAGGATATTTACAAGAGTTATTAGAAAAACAAAATTTTAAATGTGCTTATTCAAATATAAAAATGCTTTGTCCTAAAACATATAATGAAAAACGTGAAATGACATCAAGTCCTTATTTAATATCTTTAGATAGAATTGATAGTGAGTTGGGTTATATTGAAGGTAATGTTCATTTTACTTCTGTATGGGCTAATAAAGCAAAGGGTTCTTATTCACATGAAACATTTACAGAAATATTGAGTAACTTTATAAAATTATGAAAATAACAGATTTAACAACCGAACAAAAGGCTATATATGTAGGTCTTTTGACAGTAGAACAGAAAGACTTATTAGTAGTTCAAATGTTTGACGAGGATAGCTATTTTAATCCTATCTTGGATGGTAACGAGCCGCAGAACTGGATCATCTCAATTGAGGAGATAGAGCAGAACATTTACTATGACTTCAACTGGTTGCAAGACCTAGAGATGATTATATTTGTTCCAGTTGTGAACCCAATGCCGTTCTAACAAGTGCACGTAATCTTCCCACGCCCACTTAAGAGAGTACTTGGGAAGATTATACCTTTCTCACTGTACGACCTAGTGCCTACGTTTAACTTAGGCACTGGGACGGCTAACATCACGACCTACCTTCGTGGTGATCAGACGTGGGTTCCATTCTCTGATATCCTACCAACTGCGTCATACGGGCTGTATGCCCAGACAGCGTTAGGTACTAACATCACAAATACAACGGTTGAGACATCGTTAGTAGGTACAGGAGTTGGGACTCTAACGGTCCCAGCGAACGCGTTCAAGGTTGGAGATAGCTTCACTGTTAAGATGTGCGGACACCTGTCATGTGCGAACAACGAGACCATACACATCAGGCTTAGATCTGATGGAAATGTCATCGGGGATCTAGGTGTATTTCAAATGAAAATTTCTACTAACAAGCACTTCGAGCTGGTGTCAGACTTTACGATAACTAAGTTAGGGGCTGCTGGGGTAGCTGAGCTGTTTGTTAATGGCCAGTACTCGTATAACCAGAACGCTAACACTCAGCTTGACGGTGTAAACTTTGCGTTGATATCTAACACAACCTTTAATACTACCATAGTTAACACACTTACTATTACAGCACAGTGGGGATCTGCAAAAACAGAAAACTCGATACAGTCTCAGAATTTCGTCCTACAGAAAGTATATTAATATTAATTAGTATCTTTGCACAATGGAACTTAGTAAGACCGCAATATACTATAGAAAGAACCCAGAAGCTAGAAAAAAGCACCAGGAGACGTCTAAAAAGGCAGCAGCAAAGCCTCTTGCTATAAAGAAGAGGGTAGAGGCTAACGCTGGACGTAAGTCTTTAGGTCTTAAGAAGGGGGACACTAGAGATGCGAGTCATAAGGGCGGCAAGATTGTTGCCGAGGATAGAAAAATTAACCGTGCCAGAGGAGGCGCACTTAAACGATAGAAATGCAAAAACAAAAGAAGAACTACGTACCAACAATTAATGGCGTTCCAATGGGAACTTTGAATGCGGCACTTGACTTCACTACCGACTTCATTGAGTTCCCAGAGAGTACTCCATGGTCAGTTCAGGTTGAAGCATGGGCTGGAGTTGATGCAATAACACCAACTATCACTATCTTATGTTCTAACGTTCAGGCTGGAGATTATGTAGAGTACGACTCGTTGTCTACTAATGTAGATTTAACAGTATCTTCTAACAGAGTTATCTATGACAGTATATTCGCGCCTAGATTTATGAAGATTAAGTACGTATCTGGATCATCAGTTGGTACGTTCAAGCTTACAGTTAGTAAGTAATGACCGTTAGGTATGTCATCGTTCTATTACTAGCTAGTGTAGTACTACACAGCTGCCACAACGCCAAGTATCATCTAGACAAGTTCTATGACAAGGGCGGAGTAATAACGTGTGATACCACCTATATAAATACTACTGATACATTAACTATTAAGGGAGCTGACGGCAAGGACTCTCTTATATATATCGTTAAGAATATCCCAACCATTTGTCCACAGGCAACTGTAGAGACAAGGTGGGCGGTAAGGTTTGACAACAAGAGGTTCAAGGACTCGTTAAAGATAGTATCTAACATGTACGCTGACTCATTGAAGGCAGCTATAAAGAATAACAAGATTGACGAAAAAACAAATAGGGTCCAGATAAAGGAAGAGAACAGAAATTATCCTTGGTGGATGGTCTTCTTATCAGTTATGGGTGCTATTTTTATATGCATAATATTAACCAAGCTGCTAATCAAACCATGAAGGCAAAAATCTCGCTAATAATACTATCCGTGTTCTCATTCTTCGCTCCTATAGAGCTATGCGCAATTATACTAATGAGCATGATCTTCATCGACACTATGGTGAAGATGGTATCTATAAAGAAGATCGCAGGTAGAGAAGACAGGGCTTATAGAGACGTTTTCAAGTCTAAGATGCTTAGACGTGGCTATATATTCAAGACCGCTGGATACTACATCCTGGCGATAGCTATATTTCCACTAGACTTTTACGGACTAACGCCTTTCACTGCTAGCGTTATAAAGGGACTAGGCTACACATTCGTTATCCCTACTACGGCACTATTCACTAACATATTACTTTGTATATTTGCCCTTATAGAGTTCTCAAGTATCAACGAGAACTGGTTTGATATAAGCGGAAACAATATACTAAAGAGCGTATTCAGCGTTGTTAAAAAGATCAGATCTACTGTAACTCAGGTATCTGACACTTACAAGGATATTAAAAACTAACATATGTCAAAGTATCTATACATATTCGATCCAGGTCATGGCGGACTTGTGGACGGTAAATACCAGACGGCTGGTAAGAGGTCGCCTAAGTTTTCTGACGGACGGGTTCTATTTGAGGGCGTAAACAACAGGGACAACGTGCAGCGTATAATGAAGGCGTTCAGAGAGAATGGGCTTGAGTGCGTAGACGTTGTGGACTCTGAGTACGACGTGTCACTCATAGAGCGCGTAAAGAAGGCGAATAAGCTATCTAAAGAAAGAAAATGTGTCTACATATCAATTCACTCAGATGCGAACGGAGACGGCGTTAAATGGGATCAAGCAAGCGGCATGTCTGTGTACACATCAAAGGGTCAGACAAAGTCCGATATCTTTGCGTCAATCGTCATAGACTCATTACAAGAGAACTTCTTGTCTACCATTAAGTGGAGGACTGATAAGACTGACGGAGACGAGGACAAGGAGGAGAACTTCTACGTACTAAAGAACACGGACTGTCCAGCTATACTATGTGAGCTAGGTTTCCACACGAATGAGGCTGAGACAAGGCGTATGATGACGCTAGATTATAAGAACAAGATAGTTGACGCAATGGTTGCTTCAGCAATTAAATTTGATAAGTTATGAGTAAGAAGATCGCAGGAACTACTAGCATCGAGAAGACATACGTGTCAAGACCTGGCGTACATGCCAAGGCTAAGACTAGTAAGTTGAAGAGCAGTAAGAACTACAAGAAGATGAACGTAGGACAGGGTAAATAGTTTGTCCCAAATTTTCACTATATTTGTGACTAAATTAAATTAAAATGAAAAAATTAACTAAAGACGAACTAGAGAAGTTCACTAATGCTCGTACAGAGTATGCATCGCTTAGAAATAACTTGTGTGACATCACACTAGCTGAGGAGCGTCTAAAGACAGACAAGCAGACAACACTTATTAACATCTCCATGGCGTCGACCACGTTATCTGAAGTACATCAAGAACTTCAGGATAAGTATGGCGACGGTAAGATCAATATGCAGACAGGAGAGGTGTCATGATAATCCGAAAGATATCAATCGG